CTTTTAAATAATAATTCTGTATTACTTACATTACTTGATTTACTATAGATTCCAAATATACCACACATGTATTAAAGGTTATATTATTAATTTTAATTCTTTTCTGTATAATATATATATGTTTGGTGGTAAGAGAAAATCTCGTCGTAAAAGTCGAAACACGCGTAAAGGTGGGTTTATGGGACTATTTAAAAAGAAAAAAGTGAATACAAAAAAGAACAACAAAAATTATAATAATATGAATTTATCTGGACTTGAGTCTGAACACAAAAAACTTTTAAATAAATTTAATAAAATTAATAATAGTCAAAAATATTTGGTTGATTTATCGAAAAAAAGTGCGTTTAATAATAATAATAAGACGGCCAGTATTGAAAAGCAGTATAACAATATGAAGAATCGTGTTGGTAATGATTTGAAAAAAGTTCAGAAAGCTATTGCTAAGAAAAAAGGTTATGCCGGAGGAAAAAGAAAAACTCACAAACGAAAATATAAACATATAGGTGGTGCTAGATGTAAATGTTGTGATTGTTGTAACAAAAAGAGATCTACTGGCAAAAGACGAACAACGAAGAAGAGATAAAATTTAGAAAATTGAATGTGTTTTTATTATTTTTAATTATATAAACACATCTAACAAATAGATATTTTAAAACTACACAACACTACACAAACCTACACTACACTAAACAACAATGTCTGGACCGTGGTATGAATGTCAAGGACCCGATGCTGCTTATGTGAGAAAGCATCAACTTGAAAGATATAAACGACAACTAAATGCCGATACGAGATTTACAGATAGTATGATTACGGAAATTATTGAAAAAGTTATTCCTGATGGGACAACCGGATTTGGATCCTATCGTGGATACGCTACGTTTGGATTAGACGACAAGTTAAAGTCTCAAATTGAGGCTGAGATTGAAATAAAGCGAAGTGAATTAAATCACCGACGCCGAATGTCTAATACGTTTACAACAATACAGTTTATGCCCGGTGGAAGTGGTTATGTTGAAACAAAAAATCATTTTGACAATATAGTTTCAGAGATTAAAGCAAATTCATACGAAACAATTAGTGCACCTGAAGAAACTGGGAATGAACAACAAGAAAGAGAAGCGGAGTGACAAGCACCCCAATCATTTAATAAAGTGAAAACATATCCGTGGAAGATTATAATCCTAGACATATGTGCCGCCTCGACTATTTTGTTGTTGGGATATATGAAGCTCCGTGTGTCACACGAAATGTAAACTATTCTATCTCATTGTAAATAAGTTTGAAATTTTTAGAATAAATAATAGTAAAACAGAGAATATGATTTTAAATATAAGGGCTAGAATAACTCTTCCTAGTAGCCAGGTTAGTTCATCAGTCATTTAATTATAAAATTTTTATTGTAATATATTCAATTTTCTTATAATTAAATCTAATAAATACTAGAATAGTTGTTTGGAAAGGTTATATAAAGCTTTCTTACTCTTTTATTAGCAACACGCTCAACATCTCCTACGTGAGGAGCGTAACCTGACTCAAATAATTCTAGAAAAGCTTCAATATATAATTTTTCTCTGCGCTCTGGTGCGGATAAAACAAAAAGTTCTTGTTTACCTGATGCGAATCTTTCCACTAATGCCGCAAAATTCGCCTTTAAATGTGTCTGAAATTTTGTTTTTTCTCGTTCCCATCTACCAGCATAAAGAACTTGTAAATCTTTCCAGCTGGGTATAACTTTATCACTATAACTTTCTACATCTTCATCAGATACAGCGTTTATTTTTTTTGTTACACTTACTGGTCTTGTTTTTGAGGAGGATGATGAGGAAGATGACGAGGTTGCAGATACAGTTAGTGTTGGAGTGTCCGAACTGATCTGTTGAAGTTTTGATTCAAGCTGCGCTAAGTCCATTATAATTTAATTAAATATTTATTTTTAAATTGAAACTATCTCAACTTAAAATTAAAATTAATTATTTTATAAAGATGCAATGTATCGTTTGTGGCGGAACTAGCTTTTCTATTCGCACTTGTGATATTGGTAAATCAAGACAAGAGCAAATTCGTAACAGTAAATATGGCGATTGTTGTTCTCTAGCTTGCGCCTTTAAAAAAAGTCAACGTTTAATTGCACATAATGGATATACAGTAAAAAAATATAGTGTATCTCCTAATTCTACTTATATTGTTCAAGTCCCTAACTTAAATCCAATTAAAGAGACTAAAGAAACAGAGGTTACTAATACTGTAAAATCAAAATCTCAAACTGTTGAAGTCTGATAAGTTGTTTATTTTTTGTTTATTATATATATATGGCAATTAATGGCATAAGTGTTCCTAGAAGATATGTTCCTAAAAATTTGACACGTAAAGATAAAACTAAACAAGCGCGGGAATTGCGTAAGTCTAGAAAAGCGTATAAGCAAGGAAAATATTATACTAGAAAAAAAATAAAATCTTTTAAATCAAAAGAGTCTCCACATATCACTAAGGCGAAAAAAATGTATAACTTGAATAAAATTCAATTAAATTCAAATTTAGCGAAGGCTACCAAATGCAAACTTGCTGGATTAAAAAAAATCTTTCAAAAAGGACAAGGTGCTTATTTTTCAAGTGGTAGCAGGCCTAGCCAAACTGCGCATTCCTGGGGCTATGCTCGCTTAGCTAGTTCTATAACAGGTGGAAAAGCATCTGGTGTCGATCGTGGTATATTAGAAAAATATTGTGCCAAAACTAGCAGAGCCTTACGCAAAGCAAAAGGTGCAAAATATGGCACACGTAAAGTTAAACAGGTTAAAATTGGCGGCAATAGATATCGTGGGGGTAAGCGCGGATTAAAAGAAAAGATTGTAAAATTTGAAAGAGGTCCGTTTCCAAAAAAATATACTGCTACTGTTAAACACGGAAACAAAACGCGAAAAATACATTTTGGAGATAGAAGATATCAGCAATATAAAGATAGAACTCCTTTAGGATTGTATTCTAGTAAAAATCACGGAGAAAGAAAAAGAATGCAAAATTATTTTTCACGTCATTCTGGAACAAAAAAACGTGGAGAAGCAATTAAAAAGGAAATAGCAAAATCTGGCGGATTATATAATGCAAAAATTTTAAGTCATATTTATTTGTGGTAAACTTTTTCTTTTATAAATATATATGACTGTCTCTAATTGGCATTACACTAGACCTAAAAATTACTATAAAAGTTGTATCAAAATGTTTGGAAAGCCTACTTTTGTAGCTAACGTGCGCCACGGTTATGCATTGTGGAAAACTAAAGGATTGTTTACTCATCATTTACTCATTGATGAAGATGTTAAGCATTGTGTTCCTAGAATTCATCACGATTATTTTTACAGCAGTGTTAGATTTTTTGTTCCAAAAGATAAACTGTGCGATGTATTGAAAATTAGTGGATCATTAAATTATGATGGTCTTAAAAAAGAATTAACCGCTAGATGTGGCGGTATTGGTGCTAATTATGCAACTATTTACCTAGGTATGCTTGTTGCAAGTGGCAAATTATCTATAGGACAAGTAAAGAAAAACGATATGTATCCTAGAATGATTCGTGGAGAGATTATTCCCCACGATAAATTAAAGAAAATTATGTATAAATTAAAAGTAAAAAACAACAAACGTTATAAAAAACAACTAGCAGCTGAATTTGCAGATTATGCTTACAGCGAATGCTATAAACCAAAAAATAAAACTAGAAAAAAGAAAACTAAATCCAGAAAAGTAAGTGGTGGATCTCGAAGACATAAGACATTAAGAAATAAAAAAAACAAATCCTGTAAGTCAAGACATTTTACTGCCTGTTGTCCTCATATGCCTCCTGATGAAAAAGGTAGATATGCTGCTACTGGCACCAAACACGTTTTAAAATATAAAGGTAAAAATTACAGGTTAATGACTTGCTGTCCTATGTGTGGAGAGGCTATGGGTGATCTTGCCAAAAAGAATCCTAGCAAATTTGCTAAGCTTTATATAGATAGCATTGATGCAAAAGGTAATATTCACGCTAAGAATCGTCATACTGGAAAGGTTGTGCAAATTATGAGACTTATCAAATAAGAAATACGATAAAATTAAAATAAATAAAAAATAATCTTTTGTAAGACTTTTTTTTATTTTTGATTTTAATTTTTTTTGATTTGTGGTTGGTTAGTTTGCGAGGAAGTTGGTCAGCTCTGTGCCTTGTGAGAACGTCATCTGGTTCCCGGGTAGCTTGCGCCTCATCTCACTTGATGGCATCTCTTCCAGCAAGATCTGGCAGAACTGACCATTGTCGTGTCGCTGGTCACCTTCAACGGTTTTTGAAAAATCGTCAAGATCTACCGTGCGCTCTGCGAAAGGTTGCAAGATGCGGCCCTTAGCCACACAGTAACCTCCGCAGGTTATGTATACGATGTCGTTCACTCTGATGTTGCCGATGCTTTTCAGCGATCTGTTTCCCCACGACTGCCACAAGATGCGGGATTGCATAAACTTTTGAGCTGCCTGAATCCGCCCTTCGCAATCATAGAATTTTGCGTTCCAGGAAACGCGCCACTTTTGTGGAGTTGCTGCTGTAGTAAGTGTAGCCATTCTTGTTTGTTTTTGTTTGGTGTTGGTCTTGTGTAAGTATATAAGAGGGGTTTGTGCTTTCTAAAAAAAAGATAAAAGTTTTTCAATTTTCTGGAAAATTAACAACCGTTGCAGTCGGATGACCAGACACAATCCTCTGGTCCTGTTCCTGGAGTTGCGCAACCATTAGGTGTGCATCCGCGTTTACATTGAAGAGGCACGCTCCAAAATGAATTAATTGGTGGCCACCAGTTGTAGTTGTAACCATAATCGTAATCGTAATCGTAGCCATAACCTGGATCATATCCCCAGTCATAATTCCAGAAATATCTACCGGGAAATGGTCTTCTTCTTCTAAATCTATATAAATATGCTTGTGGTCCATCCCAGAATCGTCTGCGTCTATGTCTTCCTCTAAAACCTTCTTTTGTTTTTGATGTTGCACAATTTAATAAGAAAACTAAAGCTAGTAGTGATATAAGAATATATATTGCGTTCATTTATATATTCTTGTTAGAAAATGAATTTACATTGGATAGTTAGAGAGATTAGTATTTTATTTTAGCAGTATCTATTATAATGAAGTTGGACGTTGATAGCAAGCAGCGACTTATGACCACTTGTTATATGTTTTTGGAGTTTTATAAAATTATTATGGGAACATTTCTCGTTGTATTTGTTCCCCAAAAGTGTGGAGATGAAATTTGTAGTATGACTGATAATTTTTTTAATGGGACAATTATCAATTCCGCTGGTAATATTTGTAATTTTGTAACTTTTTCTAGTATTGGCACCCTTTATTTTATTGAGATGCGTAGAGAAAATTGGTGTATTAAATACCTAGATATCGATGAGTCATTGCCAACTGATAATCTTGATGAAGAAATAGAGCGATATCCTGAGTATAAAATTCAGATGAATCGATTAAATAGTTATTATATTAGATCTGTTTATTTTGCTTTATTTATGATGGTCACAAATTTTGTTGTTTCTGGTGTGACTGTATATCAATCTTATGCTGGAAGTAATTCAGTTTCAACCTTTATTAGTTTTTTTATGTTGGTCTCTATGAAACTTTATAGTGCCTGGGGTGTAGGAACATTATCTATTCGAGATGAAAGAGCTAATAGTGCTTATTTAAAAGAACCTAAGACATATAATACTATTGATGTTGATTTTAAAATAGAAGAACAAGATCCTCTGGTTGAATCGAAAGTTGATGTCAATGTTAGAGAGATTTAATCTTATAATTCTTGATAAATATATTATAAGATTAGCATTTACCTACGGCGTTTTGTAGTTCTCTTTTTTCGGCGCCTCTTTCTACTCTTAGATTTACGCCTTGACTTACGCCTTTTTCTTGTTTTTCTTTTGCGACGACGTTTTCTTCTACCGCCAGCCTGTGGATAATCCTGTTGTAAATGCCATAATGCATATACTCTAACTGGATCACGCCTGGGTCTATTTGGATTGTTCACAAATTGTGTTAGAGCTTGTTTTCTCGCTTCTTCAGTAATATTTTCGTGTGGTCCTGTTCTTTCAACTACGTGTCTTATATCGTGTTGCGGAGAGGTTGGTCCTTCTTCTGGGTTTTCTACAACATTAAAAATATTGTCTGGGTTTGCCATATACATATTCTAAAGATAATTAATGATACTGGCGAATCTAGCCGTTACACCACACTACGCGCCATTTTGTGGCTAGATGCAAAATTACCAACTGTATGTTTCCCAATCAGCAAATGTTGGAGTTTCAGGAATATCTGCAAACGTTGTTGTCATAATACAGTCTCCAAACATATTATCAAAGTCTGCGTCTGTTCTTAATCCTCCATTTGTTTTCCAATTTTTTAAACTTTTATTAAATGGTCCGACGGGTCGGGACCCGTTACTTACAAACATATCTCGAAAATTACGACAATTTGAAACATTCCAGGAAGATATATCCTGATTAAATATACAATTGTTGAAACATAAATCCATCGCTAGGACATTTCCTGTATCCCAATCATTTAAAGGTTGATTAAAATTCATTACCACATCTGCGTTTTCCGAATATGTTCCAGATACATCATTCCCTAAACCGGTGAGATCTATCGCGAACATAAATATCATCGATTTCACATTTGATATATTCCATATTCCTATAGGTTGATTAAAAGATACCGCCCCAAAAAACATATATCCCATATCAATTACGTTACTTGTATCCCATTTAGTTATATTATCATTAAAATTAGTTGTATCTTGTCTAGGTATTGGATAATTGCGATTTCCGCCCATTTCACCCGAGTACCAACCTGGACTATTAGGATCATAATTGGGTTGAGTTATTTCACTTTGTAGTTGCGGGACGCTCCCGCATAACAAAAATCGAGCGACGGGGGCATAGTGAGTATTGGAAAAAAGTCCATACATATCTGTTACTTGAGAGGTATTCCAATTTTCAATTGAACCATAAATATTTATCGGAAAGGTATCTTTTGAAATTAGCCAATAATTAACAGCCCATCTAATTGAACCCACAGTTCTATAATCTCCATCTGTTAATGCCTTAGGATTGGATGTTTCCTTAATCACATCTTGACTTTCAATTACATTATTTTCAGAACTTCTAATTATAGTGGTTCCTTTTTTCTTATTTAATGATACAATGGAACCCAATGATGGGTTCTTTATGGAATTTATTTTCCCTGTTGCTCTCTTCCTTTTTAATCTAGATAATACTGTCATTATATAATACAAGTATATTTTATATATTATTAAACGTATATTTATGATACTGGCGAATCTAGCCGTTACACTACACTACGCGCCACTTGCGTCGCGCTTTTAACCCCTATCACCCTATTTATCGGTAACCCGGAAATCGGTAGGATAATGGGAAACCGGTAACAAAAAAAATAACCCTAAAACGCTTCCCAAAGTAATAAGGTTATCTTTTTCCCCCCATCGTGTTTAAGTCTTGTGGCTGACTTGACATATATAGGAATCGAACCTATACTTAGAACCATACTATGTCTTCTTCTCCCCTCAGTCTGACCAGGACTTATTGGGGCTTGTGGATCCAACACTGTGTCGGATTCCACCTAGTCACGGCCGCCAGGAGGTCAAACCCAGCTATCTAACCGTGTCACATCTTCAACCCTAACATAAATTAGAAAAAGTTCTTCAATTTTCTAATTTAGATATATAACCCTACTATCTAACACAATTAGCGTCTCTTTACCACAGCATCATATACTAATGATCCTATACCATATACTATACAACAAGAACAAGCCGCTATCAAAAATGATACTATCATTATATACTATCTCTGTCCAACCTTTATATATGTGAAATACTAATCTCTCTAAACTCAACAATACAATTGTCTTGAAAGAGAACATAATGATATATTATTAAAAGTCATATAGATAAACATAGCTAATTTTAATACAGCAAAAAATAACATAACATAAATAAAATCTAACGCGAGTTTGATATTTTTATTTTCTCTTATATTTTTTGTTATAATTGATAAGAGTAAAACAAAAAGAAGTTCTATCCAAACTAGAAAAAATGCTGAGATCATTATAATTAATAGAGAGATTAGTATTTGATACTGTGTAATCTAGAACGCTATATAATACCAGATCACCTAGTATTATATACCCTATAATCTAGTAAATATCGGTAACCCGGAAATCGGTAACATAACGGGAAACCGGTAATAATAATATACCATATAATCTAGCTTAATTATAGTCATCATAGTCACCTTCATAACATACTCTACCTATCAATAATACACAGAATGCCATACCGCCAAAAAAAAGAAATAAAGATAATACTGCCGCCATTATTATTTATACTGTGCCTCCTTTTAAGTGCATTTTCATACCCTATCATCTAGCTTATGCGTCTTAGCAAGGCCTGATCACACTGATCAATCTAGCTCAAATACTTATCTCTCTAACTATACTATTCTACTCTATAATATAGTAAATATCAGTAACCCGGAAATCGGTAACATAACGAGAAACCGGTATTTAAATAAAAAAGGACTTTTATATACAATTTGCCTTCTTTTATTTTTTATTTCTTTTTTTTATTTTTTATTTTTTATTTTTTTGAATTTTTTGGGTTGGTTGGAGATCTACTCCTCCTCATCATCGAGTGGCACCACTGTCCCGTCTTCATATGTGGCTACCATTTCGCCCTCGGCGCTGTAGAGGCAGATATCCCCTTCCTCATCAGGTTTAGGATTAGGGAAGCTTGAGTCGTCGCACATTGCGAAGTATTCCGCATTCTCGCCCTTGAAGCACTTTCCTGTAGTGATATTGAAAGGCATTGCTTGTTCGACTGGCACTTCATTAGTGCCATCATCTTCAAGAGTGAGGTCACCTAGCACGAGGTTCTCGTCTTCCTCTTCGAGTTGAGGTGTTTCGATTTTGGCAATCTCAGCCTGGATCTGAGCGAGATCGGCAGCTTTCTTATCAGCCTTGAGCTTGTCAGCTGCTTCCTTTTTGGCTGCTTTCTTCTCAGCCTTCAGCTTGTCAGCTGCTGCCTTTTTGGCTGCCTTTTCGAGCTCTTTTGCTGCTTTCTTCTCAGCCTTGAGCTTGTCAGCTGCCGCCTTTTTGGCTGCTTTCTTCTCAGCCTTGAGCTTGTCAGCTGCCGCCTTTTTGGCGAGTTTGGCTGCTTCTTTTGCTGCTGCCTTCTCAGCCTTAAGCTTTTCAGCTGCTTCCTTTTTGGCGAGTTTGGCTGCTTCTTTTGCTGCTGCCTTCTCA